TCAAGCCAGGCTACGGGAACAGTCAATAATGTGTTCGATGTTTATCCTTGGCTCCAGTCTTATCTTGGGGCTTATTGCCTTGGTGGCAGCGGCAGTTATCAGGTCCGTGTTGTGAGGGGTTGACATGCCTGGAGCGTTAGATTCTGCATTCCGCAAAGCTGCTGAGTCAATCGTCAAAGACTTTGCGACTGGGCTCGATGTTGAAATCGACTACGTGCGTGAGGTGTCCGGCGAGTACAACGTCGCTACGGGAACTTACACAGATTTAAGGCAAACGTTTGCGGACATCAGGGCCCCTATTGAGATTATTAGTTCTGAGGGTAAAAACGGTGGCGAAGAGCGTAAGGCCAGGGTTTATATCGCTCCAGACCAGATCAACGACAATCAGCCGACCATATCGGATGAGATTACGTTGAAGTTTCAAGGGTCTGACCGTAAGGCTCAGATCATTGACATTCGGACATTTGGTGGTGGTCAGAATTATCTGCACATCCTTGAGGTGGTGTTCTAATGACGCTTGTAAATGCCAGAGCTGCACTGGAGACAGCGATCGAAAACGCAGTGACCACAGCGGATTCGGACGTAACGGTGGTCTTCGACAACATGCCGTTTACCGTTCCAGGGAAGACAAAAAAGTACGTGTTGGTGACGATCAACTTTGATAATTCGACGATCCAAGCGCATGGTGCTGCAGTTGATCAGTATTTTGGAACGGTGCAGTGTGGCATTTTTACACCAAGGAATAAGGGCAGTGCTGCTGCTGCTGCGATTGCAGAGTCAGTTATTGACGGTTTGACCTCTGTAAATGCTTCTGGCTATACGGACACGTATTCAGTAAAGCCACGTGTCGGCCAAATCAGCGGTCCTACCGCTGTGACAAATGTCGATCAAAGTCATTTTGCTAGCGTAATTAGCTGTTCGTTTACTGCGGTCTAATGACAAAGCCGATCACAGAGCTAGCAAAAGACATTCGCAAGTTAATTGAGGATGGGCGAGCAGCTGCTGGTCCAAAAATTATTTTTAGCTTGCAAGAAGCAGGACCCTGGTGGACCGGAAATTTTGGAGAAGAGTGGCGACTGGGAGATCGGCCAATTAGGGCAACAGTTGAAAGGAAAAGGGATTGGCGTGAGTTGTTAGGTGGTGGAGACCCGCCTAGGCCGGCTTTTTCTCCAAAAACACCATTGCCATTGCCAATTAACAAGTCTTTGTACATCGGTAATGCGGCAAAATATGCGGCCTATGTCGTAAATGACGCAAATGCAAAAATAAATGGAGAAACATATCAAGGAACTAGGCCACCGCAAAGGTCAACCGCTCCAAGCGGTGTTCGTTGGTATGAGATTTACACGGTTACTGGTCGGGACAATGGCTTGTTTCTTGATCTGGACAAAGCATTTGCATCTGTGCGCTTGGGATAAGCTATATTGTGCTTGATGACTGAGTTTTATGCCTGAACCACGCGCAATCGACAAGCTGTGCAAGGCGTTCAACGTTGAAGAGCGCAGCAGTTACACAATCAAGAGTGGCGAAGAGGTCGTCCTTAAGCTGTATTGGAAGCCTTTGACGATTGCTGATCGTGATGCAATTAACAACTCGTTGAAAGCGTTGAATATTGGTACGGCTGAAGGCAACTTGGACTTTGCGATTCAAATGGTCATTCGCAAAGCTGAGGACGAAGCAGGCAACAAGCTTTTTTCAGACGGCGACCGTGCCAAGATTTGCAATCGTCTGCCTTTGAGCATTGTGCTGGATATCATGTCCAAGATGCAAAGCATGGATGAGGTGGAAGAAGCGGACGAACTGAAAAGCGACGCTTGAGCAGGACAACTACCTGTTTCTGCAATTTTTCATAGCTGAAAAGCTAGGAATGACGCTGCTGCAGCTGCGAACGACGATGTCAACAGAGGAGTTGCTGGGTTGGAGCGCGTACTGCACGTTGAAAGCTGAACGGGAGGAGAAGGAAATGGAGAAAGCTCGTCAGCAGGCTCAGTATCGCAAGGTGCGCTAACCTGAGGGTAATGTTCTCGGGTTAGTCGTGGCTGCTGAGTACGAAGTAAATATCAAGCTTAATACTGGCAAAGCCCAGAACAAATTAAAAAACTTAGAAACCATTATAGCCAGGATAGGTAAAGCCGAAAAGCAGTCTGCTAGTACAACTGATCGTCGCACTGCAGCAATGGTAAAACTACGCAATGTTGGTGACGCTGTTAGGAACTTAGAGGAAAAAGGTCTTGATGTTAGTAAAGCTCGCTTGCAAGTGACTAAAGCATCTCAAGCTGTTGACAAGGGTCTTTTCAAAACAGCTAATGAGCGGCTTAAAATAGCTAATGGAGAGGTAAGGGCTCAAAAAAAGATTACTAAAGAGTTAAAAGAACAGCAAAGCATACAGGCGTCGCAGCAGAATATAGCAAAAGGGTTTGAAAAAGGGAGAATGACAAATCGTCTTGAGCAAGTAGCTCTTGGCGCTGGTTTTCCGTTGTTATTTGGTGGTGGTCCGGGATCAGTTATTGGCGGTGGCCTAGGAGGATTAACCGGGTCCTTTGGAGCGCAAATTGCTTTTAGTGCTGCTGGCCAGCAACTAGACCAGCTTATAGGAAGTACGGTGTCTTCGGCTGAGGCGTTGACATCTGTTGGGACGGCGCTTGATTTTTTAAGAGAACGTTCTTTGTTCAGTTCAAACGAAACTGAGGAGTTAGCTCGAAAGCTTGAAAAGCAGGGTGATCTGGCTGGCATAGCTGCTTTAGTTACTGACGAATTAAATGACGCTCTAGGCCCAGAGGGTATTCAAAAAATGCAAGATCTTGCGGAACAAACTGAAATAGCAAAAGAACAGTTTGGCCTGCTATCAACAAACCTTGAGCTTTTAATTGCTGGGCCTTTAACAGAGTTTTTAAAAATTGTAAACCAAGTTCTTGGGCTTAGGGTGGCGCAATCGCAATTTGCAAAATCTTTTGAGCAATTAAAATCACAAGATCCTGAAAGGTTAAAAGGTTTATTGCCTTCGTTTGAAGGGGCAAGGGATCCTGTCAAAGGTATTGTAAGCTCTCTGTTTTTTGGCCCTAACATGGCTGGAGGCTTGTTCGATATGCAGGGCCTGACTGAAAGTCAGTTAATAGACTTCACTCAACAGCTGAATAGCATTCTAGATTCACTAGGCGGCAGTAAAGGCAGCATTCCTGTTACCGAGGAAGACAGAGATAGATTTAAACCAAAGCCCTCAAGAAAGTTAACATCTGCAGAAACGGGCGAAAGTATTGCAAGGCGTTTGCGAGAGCAAATTGCGGCATACGAGGAATTAGACCCATTTGCTCGTCAGATGGCAGTTATCGAAGCGGAACGAGAAAGCATCCAAGAAAGAATAAACAAAGTAAAAAGCAAAGAGAAGAAGATTGAGCTAGAATTGATGGCCGATAAGCTTAAAAGTTTAAAAATAAAAAAAGAGGAGCAGAAAATTGACAGTGAAATAATAAATCTACAACTTAAAAAGGAAGATTCAATTAATGCAGAAAACGAAAAATTGTCTAACACTATAGACAGCTATAGCGACCAGTTAAGGCTACTGCAGGCCAAGATTGATGGAACGGAGGATCAGGTAGCGTTGGAGATAAAACTTGAAAAAGCTGGTAGCGACATAGAAAGAAATTACATACGTCAAATAGACGCTCAGACAAAAGTAGTCGAGCAGTTGGAAAAACAAAAGGAATTGTACGCTTCGATAGGTTCAGCTATTGAAACAGGAATTGTTAACTCGCTAGCTGCAGCTGTTGACGGTACCAAGTCGTTGGCTGATGCTGCCTCACAGACTTTGCGGCAAGTAGCAAACATTTTGCTGCAGTTCGGGGTTCAGACTGCTTTAGGCGGCATTCCCGGACTAGACAAATTTTTCCCGAAAAAGGCGCTTGGAGGACCAGTAAGCGCCCAAAAACCTTATATGGTTGGCGAGCGCGGGCCTGAGTTGTTCGTCCCTGGAGCGCAGGGTAATATCGTTCCAAACAACGCGATGGGTGGCGCTAACGTCGTTGTAAACGTCGATGCGTCTGGAACGCAGGCACAAGGCAACCAACCGAACGCCAAGGCACTGGGCGCTGCTATTGGAGCGGCAGTGCAAGCTGAACTGGTCAAGCAAAAACGTCCTGGAGGCTTACTGAGCTAATGGCAACCTTTCCATCGATAAACCCGACTTATGGCGTACAGAAGAGCAGTGCTCCTCGTGTGCGTGCAATCCAGTTTGGTAGCGGCTACCAGCAAAGGGCACAGTTTGGAATTCAGCAGAACCCTAAGGTTTATGACTTGACCTTTGAAGTGTCGGAAACTGATGCTGACACGATTGAGGCATTTCTTGATGCTCGTGCTGCAGTTGAGAGTTTTAATTTCACACCACCGGGTGAGGGCAGCAGTGCAAAGTTCATCTGCCGTGAATGGTCTAAATCAATTCCGTATTTGAACCGAGCTACAGTGACAGCTACGTTTGAGCAAGTGTTTGAGACCTAATGGCCTATCCGTATTCCAATCATAAATGGAGCGCAGACACAGCATTTGCTGTTGGTGATGTTGTCCGCGCCAATCCCAAAAAGGGAAATACCCTTGCGTTTAAGTGCATACAAGCTGGCACGACTGATACTGCAGATGTATATGCAACTTTCCCAAATGCAGAGCCAGCATTCCCATTTAAGATCACGCAGACCCTTGAAGATGGTGATGTTATTTGGGAAGCGTTTGAGCCGTTAGCAGAAGAGCTGCTGCGCCTTGCGCCAACTGCAATCATTGATTTATATGAGATTGAGCTTACTGAAAAAGTGAATGGTGTAGACGATATATTGCGTTACCACCCAGGTAAAAACGGATTGACCGAAGACGTTAAGTTTGGCGGCGAAACATATCCGGCAGTGCCTGTAGAAATAGATGGCTTTGAATTTTCGGCAAAGGGTGCGCTACCAAGGCCAAC